ATAGCCACAATTAAGACCTTTAGCCATATAACGCACTCTATTGACAATATTTTCCAAAGAAGTGCTGCCGAAATGGTCAAACAAATAAATGCGGTCACTTCCGAGTGTTCTATCAAAAGCATCTTTAAGCTCCTCTGGTGAGATTTCTACATCAGGTAAATGAATTGGTTTGTTCACTGCCAAAGACATCAAGCTACGGGCAGTCTTTCGCACACTTTCTTCAAGAAACATAAGTCCGATTCTGTCAGTCGTTTTGTTAATGATGTGCCATACAATTTCACGCAAAAACTGTGACTTTCCCAGACCAGAACCCGCCGTAACCATGACGAGTTCTCCTTTCCGAATTCCGTATGTAAGTTTATTAAGTCCTTCATAAGGGTAATCGCAGTCTGCTTTTGCAATAGGAGCTGAGACCAAATCCCACAAGGTGTTACCCTGAATAATTCCATCAGGAACATAAGACTCCGCAGCCCACCAAGTATCAATAAATTCTTTACCAGCACTATTCTCAAGGTAATCGCAAGCATCTTTGTATCCTTTCTTATGCTTCATTACTTTAACCTTACCACCAAACAACTCCGCAACTGCTTGAGCAGCTTTCTGTCCCGGCTCATCAGCATCAAAGCAAATCACAATATTCTCAAATGAATCAATCCATTCATACTGTGTTTTACAGTCCTTTAGAGCTGCTTGTGCGCCGTTACGCACCGATACGCAAGGATACTTGCTACCTTGCATCTGATAACTCGCTAGAGCATCTAATTCACCTTCGCATATTGTCAAGTAGCGACCCGCTTTAGTAAATAGATTCTGCCCAAAAAGTGTAGCATCCTTAAAATCACCAGCAATACTAAAATCTTTGGTTTCCACTAACCTAGTCTTAACTGCTGTCATTACTCCATCAGCATCAAAGTAAGGATAGTAGTGTTTGCCGTTATCTTGTCTTACCCCGTAGGCTATGCAAGTAGCCGAAGTAATGCCACGACTAACGATAGAAGTAGAAGTGCTATTGTCATAAAATTTTAAATCCTTATTCATAGGTTTAACTGCTTTCTGTGTAGTGATTGTGCCGTCCCCAGCAACATAGGTTTCACAAGCAAAACAGTATTGATGACCATCATCAAATAAACTGTTTGCATCGCTACTTCCGCAACTCTCGCAGGGAATGTGCCTGAGATATTTAGAGTCCTGCACTATCAACCTCTTGTAAATCGTAGGTGATGTCAAGCACATCTTCCTTAGTAATCTTCTCTACTGGCAACTCTTCCACCTTGCACCAGCAATCCTCTTCCGTATCGCCATAAACCGACACAGAATAAGACACAGTAACAGTAAACTTAGCAACCACTCCAACAGGCTCTTCTCTGTAATATTTCATTATTTCACCTCAATTATTCCTTGTTTAACTCGATAAGGATACCTAGACTCAACATAAAAGCATCTAAATACCCCGTCCTTAACACTTAACCAGCCATGCCAATCGCTATATTTATCAGCATAATTACCACATACCTGATGGTCTATCTCAATCATAGCGACAGAATACCCCACAAACGCACTAAAACACGCTACAATCGCATAACGCAGCATCGCCTATACCTCGGTATCAACTACTGGAATTAAGCGGTCTATGGCTTCATTTAAGCGGTTTCTAAAATCCGCCATAATTTCCTCATAGCCGTATTGTCCGCACAATGCCACCATCTCTTCTAAGACAAAGTGCTTATGCAATTCCGCTTGTGCTTGTTGTAGCTCAAAACCTGATAAATCGTCAAATTCCAACATAAAACCCTCCCATAAAAGACACATCATAAAACAAAAGACACAAATTGTCTGTCGTTTTCAAACAACACTAGCAAAGTCTTATGAACCCCACTATAATAACTATATAGATAACAACATAGACTATCGTAGATTGTTTTTCTATGTTAATTGATAGTAGTCTATATTCACAGTAACAACATAGACTATATAGGTCTATACCGGTAACTATATTACCTCTCGTTCCAGTAATCGTCTATATCGTCATTTTCGTAGTCATCGATGTAATTGTCATCTTCCAACAATTCACCATTGCCTGTATCACCTTCACTTAACAAGTCATTCCTAACCTGAATAGGGATATAAGCATCAACTGATTTTAAACAGGTAGAGCACATCTCTAGGAATTGCCTAGTGATACCATGCCTTATCGTTGATTCATAGTCATTTAATGCTGCATTGCAACAAGTGCATCTCATAATATAGCCTTTCTGAGCTGTTTAGCTCGTAAGTGATACCTAACCCTCAACTACCCTTCAAACTCGGCTATAAAGCCCCTTTAATGGCTCGTAATAGCCATATCATAACCTGAGTGTAGACTGTAATGCCACACAACCAATAAAACCATGTATAAGGGTTTTTCATGTCATACCCTTGTGCATGATGGTGGCATATTAGGACAAATATAGCACGATACTAAGCCCTTTGGAGTGTTTATAGTTTGCACTTGGCATGCTTGTGCGAATATATCCCCTATAAACAGTAGGGATATGATTAAACCCATAATTTTAAACATAAATAGAATTCCTCATAAGTGATACCACGATTTAATAATTCTACCCTTAACTTTTTAAGTGCTGATTGCTCTAGTTGGCTAACCCTTTGATGACTTAGCCCTAGAACTGCTGCCACTTCCTTTAATGTCATAGTTTAATTGCCTCCTCTAGTTGATGGCACTCACAATTAAAGCATAGATAGTCATTGATTACATCGCATTGGCTACATTCTGGATTAGGCTCTAGAGGCAAACCCTTGGCTAAATGCTCGTCTATCAGGTCATAACGATAATTTATCCATTGATTACTTGTCATTTTATCTATGTCAATTTTCATTGTGTAACCTCCTCACTAGACCATAAAACAAAGGTATTAGTATCGCCGTAGGCATCGGCATCAAATACTCCCTTATCTTCTATCTGAGCGATAGCATCCGCCTCGCTTAATGCCTCAACACAATTGAAGTGCAGCGTTATTGTTTTAACTAGGTCATAAGTAGCCATTTTTAAGCCCCCTCATTGTCTAAAAATCTCTCAATTCGTGCCATTTTCTGTTTTTGCTCCGTTATAAAATCCCGAACTGTATCGAACTCTTGCAATCCGTCTATTCTATCGTCAAGCTCGTTATTGTCGAGAATGTCGCATAGGTCAAAGTAAACCTCTTGGACAAGTGTTAAAAGTTTTGTGCTCATTTTAAAATCCTATTCTGATAAGTTGAAAATGCTCCTCTAGGAATTTTTGCGTAGCGGTTTTCTCCTCCTCTAAATCGCTTACAAAATATTCTAGCCTATTGTCCGGAGCTTCGTATTCGCTAGAGTCGTCCTCTATCACTACCTTATTCCCGTAGTGCTCTACAATTGCCCCGGTAATATCTTGGTTTTTAACCTTTACTATATCTCCAATATTCATTTTAAAGCCCTCCAGTAGTTAAGACATAGACAATAAGCGGGATTGTGAAGCACAACAACCCCATTAAACAACCTTGTAAAAATTTAAGCACGATAAAACCCTCCTATGAATTGTATAGATTAAGCGATTTATTACGGAGCTTGGAGCAGATACGCTTATAAACCTCCGCTTTACTTTTATAGTATTGATAGTCTCTCTCTCCTTCCCGGAAGTTATTCCATTGATTAGCGGATTCATTAGCTAGAATTGCATCCGCTAAACTATAGCCACAATCCACAATGTCATAATTAGATTTAAAGCCCTGTAGATTGTAATGAGCGATAAACCCGGAGCATAAATAGAGATAGTTATATCCTCTTTTATTGAGCTTGTCGATATCTTCGCAAGCTCTTATGACATTCTTATAAATCAATTCCTGCTCTTTTATTGTGAGTGCATCCATTTTATAATTCTCCTTGTAAGTGTTTAATTAAGCAATTGCAGCGATACGAATAACTTTCGCCATTTTAACCCCATGAGCTTTATAGGCTATCACTTCTACATTCTTAGAGTAGCAAGCTCTGCACCCATTACATTTTCCTTCATGCTCATAAGCCCGGCAAACTGTAGCATTTTTAGGCAATTGGTCTTCGCTACTAAAAATCGTGGAGCTTGTCGAACCCTGAACCAATTCCCCGGAGATACTATCACTTGAATAGCGAATGACTACATTCGGGAGAGCTTGCATCTTAGCTAGAATGCTAGAAAACTTCTTAAACTTGTGCATCCTTGTTGGCATCCAATGGCTGCACCATGGTGTAGACTTCATTACCTCGTACACTTTATGCGCTAAATCTAGGCTATATAAATCTCCCGAATCAAACCAACGGAAGTAACGGGAAGAGTCTAAGCCCTGAACCATGTCATTAGTCCATTCTGGACGCTGCCAGTCTTCCCGGTTTGCCAGTCTAGGAGCTTTGACATTGGGATAATTATAGTTACCTGTAGTGGCATAGCATCCTTTACAAGCATCTACTAAGCCCCCGTCCTTAGCTACTGAACCCGGACAAGTGTCGAGAGCTTGTAAGCTCCACGATAGAATCCCGTCCAGTTTGCTAGTCTTTGATAGTTTAATCATTTTATAATGCTCCTTGTCTTAAATTAAGATAATGAATTGTGCTGCTTGCTACTAAGTATAACGGAATAAATCCGGGAAAGTATACAATTATTTTATAGGTGTCTTCCCTTAAGGGTTTACCCTAGTCTATGTTACCCTGTATAGGTTAGTCTAGATTATCTATGTTAGTCTATATAGGTGCATCATAGCAACACTCACTAGACCTGTATAGAATTACAGTATCGACTCTGTCCCTATTATTATCCTATGTAAGTGCTTACTATCATTGACTCTGTCCCCATTATTGCTTCATTGATGTAAGTGAGTGCTTACTTCGCTATAGGGGGGAGGGGGTTGATGTTATAGTATAATATTGTGGGAGGCTCTATAGCACACAAAAGAGTAAAATAGGACTTATGCTAATATAGACTTAACTGATTGATAATAAAAGATAAAATAGACAACATTGTCAATAATGGAAAATGCTCACTGCGAAGCAGGTCTGCGGAGGCTAATAACGATAGGGTAGCCCCGCTACGGTAAAGACATAGTAAGTGTAGGGTCTATAAAATAATGCTTGACAAAATCACGAAAGTATGCTAAAATCGCTTTACAAGAGTTCAGCAACACACTATAAAGTAATCGGGACAGTCCCCTTCGGGACGACAAGTTATAGTGTACTGTAGCATGGGGAACGAATAACCGACAGGTAGTTCCCCCTAATAGCGAACAACGGTCTACGACAGCACTCTATAGTATTAGTAGGGCTTTGAATTTTTTTAATGTGTCTTCCTAAAAGGATAAAAGACTAATGTCTGATGATGTGTCTTCTAAAGAGGTGTTGGTGGTTGAAAAACCAAAAAGACCAAAGATTCGCAGACGAGAAGTGGTTAATGGTAAACCGAAGCGTGGTCGTCCTTCAAACAAGGCAATTGCTAAAAAGAAGAATCCCGGCACACTGGGCAGACCTCCCGGAGATGCAGCCCGGATAGCCGAGTTTAAAGCAAGACTACTTGCTACTGCTGGTGACAGTGTTATCACCAAGATTATTGAAACAGCACTTGCTGACGGTCATCCAGCACAGGGTGCAATGTTAAAGTTCTGTGGAGAACGATTATTACCTTTGTCTAGTTTCGAAGCAAAGAGTGGTGGCGGTACTCCGCAGATTAGTATTAATATTACTGGGATTAACTCACCAACAGTAGAAACTGCAGAAGAAGTAATTGAAAACGATTACACTGATGTAGTCATAAAGGATATTGAATAATGGCAGATTTGAACTTCAGTCTGCTAAAGTGGCAACAAGAAGTATTTAAAGACACTACTCGCTTTAAAGTTATTGCTGCGGGTCGTCGTTGTGGTAAAAGTAGATTATCAGCAGTAACCCTATTGATTGAAGGGTTAAATTGTCCTGAAGGTTCAAGTGTGATGTATGTTGCACCAACGCTAGGACAAGCTAGAACGATTATCTGGGATTTGTTGATGGACTTAGGTAGACCGATTATCAAGTCTGCTCACATCAACAACTTAGAGATTACTCTAGTTAATGGTCGTAAGATTCTAGTTCGTGGTGCAGATAATCCTGACTCGCTTCGTGGTGTCAGTTTGACATATCTGGTGATGGACGAGTGTGCGTTTATTAAAGCAGAGATTTGGGAAAAGGTATTACGAGCATCTTTGTCTGATAAAAAAGGTAGAGCTATGTTTATTTCTACCCCGTCTGGTCGTAATCACTTTTATGATTGGTATCAACTAGGACAAGCTGGTGACGATGAAGAGTGGAAGTCTTGGCATTTTACCACTGCAGATAACGAAACCATTGACCCTAAAGAGATTGAAGCAGCTAAGAGGACATTAAGTTCCTTTGCGTTTGGACAAGAATATTTGTCTTCCTTTAACAACGCTGGTGCAGGTTTGTTTAAAGAAGAATGGATTAAGTTCGGAGATGAGCCTAAGTCTGGTAGCTGGTACATTGCAATTGACTTAGCTGGATTTGAAGAAGTGGCTAAGAACGCTAGTGCCTCTAAGAAAAGATTAGACCAATCCGCTATTGCGTGTGTTAAAGTAACCGATGACGGGAAATGGTATGTGGACAAGATTGAAGCAGGTCGTTGGGACATTGAAGAAACAGCGACTAGAATACTTAAGAATATCGCACAGTACGAGCCGATGGCTGTAGGGATTGAGCGAGGAGCACTAAAGAACGCTGTATTGCCTTATTTAAGTAACTTGATGCGTCAGCACAATTGCTACGCTCATATCGCTGACTTAACGCATGGAAATAAGAAAAAAGTAGATAGAGTGATTTGGGCTTTGCAAGGTAGGTTTGAGCATGGTCAAGTAATTCTGAATGCTGAAGGTGATTTTGATGAGTTTGTAGACCAGTTACTAATGTTCCCTACAAATCAAGTTCACGACGATTTACCTGATGCTTTGTCTTACATTGACCAACTAGCCGTAACAACTTATGGCTTTGACGATGCTGATGAAGAATATGAATGTATGGATATTATAAGCGGATACTAACAGGGACTAAAATGGCTCAAATGAAAGACAACAACGAATCTACTCAGTGGGATGAACCATCTGAATCAGATAAAGAGATTATCTCATTCGTTATTGAACACACTGACTTATGGAGAGACTATCGTGACCAAAACTTCCTAGATGATTGGGAAGAGTACGAAAGAATCTTTAGAGGTGAGTGGGAAGCTCAAGACCGTACTCGTGAGTCTGAGCGTAGTCGTATTATTTCTCCTGCAACGCAACAAGCTATTGAGACTCGTCATGCAGAGATTATGGAAGCTATCTTTGGTGATGGCGAATACTTTGACATCGAAGATGACGCTAGTGACGACCAACCTATGGATGTCGCTGCACTCAAGATTCAGTTACAAGAAGATTTAGAAAAACAAAAGGTTCGTAAACAGATTGACCAAATCGAATTGATGGCAGAGATTTACGGTACTGGTATCGGTGAGATTGTAGTTAAAAAAGATAAAGAGTATATTCCGTCTACTCAGCAAATCCCCGGCTCTATGCAAGCCGCTTACGGTGTCACTGAGCGTGAATACACCTGCGTTAAGCTAAATCCAGTAAATCCTAAGAACTTCTTAATTGACCCTAATTCTTCTGCTGTTGAAGATGCTCTAGGTTGTGCTGTTGAGAAGTTTGTGTCTATTCACAAGATTGTGGAAGGCATGGAAAAGGGTATCTATCGTAAGGTTAACATCAACTACGCTGCTGATGACACTGCCTTAGAGCCAACTCAAGAACTCAAACAGTTCCAAGATGGTAAAGTTCGTCTATTAACCTATTATGGTCTAGTTCCTCGTGAATACATTGAACAGTTGGAAAATTCAGAAGGTGAAGAAGTTGTTGACTTGTTCCCAGATGACTCTGTTGCTGATGATTATGCTGACCTTGTAGAAGCGATTATCGTCATTGCTAACGATTCTATGCTCCTTAAAGCAGAGAAGTCTCCTTACATGATGAAAGACCGTCCTATCGTTGCGTATCAAGACGATACAGTTCCTAATCGTTTCTGGGGTCGTGGCACTGCTGAAAAAGCATACAACATGCAAAAGGCTATAGATGCCCAGCTACGCAGCCATTTAGACAGTCTAGCCCTCACCACCTCACCAATGATTGCTATGGACGCTACAAGGCTTCCTAGAGGTGCTAAATTTGAAGTTAAACCGGGTAAAGCAATCCTTACTAACGGTGCTCCTTCAGAGATTTTATTCCCATTCAAGTTCGGTCAGACAGACCAGACCAACATTGCGACATCACAGAACTTTGAGCGTATGCTTTTACAAGCTACTGGCACTGTAGATTCGTCAGGTATGCCTTCACAAGCCCCTCGTGATGCGGGTACAGGTGGTATGTCTATGGCAATGGCTGGTATTATTAAGAAATACAAGCGTACATTGACCAATTTCCAAGAAGATTTCTTGATTCCGTTCATTAAGAAGGCTGCTTATCGTTATATGCAGTTCGACCCTGAGCGTTATCCTTCTAAAGACTACAAGTTTATGCCAACTGCTACCCTTGGTATCATGGCTCGTGAGCATGAACAGCAGCAATTCATCGCTTTACTGCAAACTTTAGGACCAAATACACCAGTATTGCCAATTATTCTCAAAGGAATCATCGGTAACTCTAGTTTATCTAACAAAACTGAACTTGCACAAGCATTAGACCAGATGAGTCAGCCTAATCCACAGGTACAACAGCTACAACAAGCAGAACAACAGCTTAAATTACAGGCTGCACAGGCTCAAATCAAGCAATTGGACGCTTCTGCTGCTAAAGACATGGCTGATGCTCAGAAAACAATGGTTGAGGCTCAGTTAGCTCCTAAAGAGACTGAAGCCAAGGTATTAAGCTCTATTTCTCGCAACTTACCACAACAAGGCAACGAAGCGAATGTAGAATTTGACCGTCGTGTGAAGATTGCTGAGTTAATGCTTAAAGAAGCAGACCTAAAAAACAATACTAAGATTGTTGAAATGCAAATGTTAGATAAGTCTGCTACAATAGGAAAGACTGAAGAAGATTTCTTAAACAATCTGACTGCAAAGCTCTCTAAATAATGGCTAACATTAAAGATTTTATCAAAAAAATAGGAAACGAAACTGTTTCCTTAGAAGAACAGCAAAAAGCCTTAGCAGCGGTTGAACAAACCATTGTTGAGGCTAAAGCTAAACGAGAAGAGTCTATCGGTAAGAATGTAGACTTAG